TGAAAACTTAATTGGTTATCATTCACATATCTGATGTAATATGTGCTGCCATTCACCAATCCTGAAGCTGCTGAGCCAGTGGTGTTGTAGATCACTTCTAAACCATTCACACTGCTGTCATAACCGTGAGCGGTGACCACTGCATTGCCTGCTGTGTAACTGGCTATGGTCTTGGTGTAGGCTGTGGCATCCACAGGCTCACTTCTCACTCTGATCTGACCTGCTGCGCCTGACGCTCCTCCACCCAGTTTGATATATCTTTGATCTGCGTATCCTTTGGTGATTACCAAATTGTCTATGGTTATGGCAGTGCCGTGAGTGTTGTTGAAATCTATTGCAGCTTGGGTGCTGACTGCTGCATTACCAATGGGCAATCCATTAGCATTCAACGGTCCTCCCAGTGTGGGTGAAAGATCATCCACCAATTCACTGCCTGTGTTGGAAATAATAATGTCACCTGGTGTGGCATAACTGACTGAGATTCCTGTGCCGCCAGTGATCTCACGCATTTCAAATGCTGTGCCTGTGGTGTTGCTGATGGGAATATTTCTTATGCCTAACACATCGGGTGTGTCACTGAGTGATGTGAATGCTATCTGACCGCCGGCTCCGAATACTGCATACAGTTCTGTGAAGTTTTCATTGGCTTTCCTAAACGCATCACGTATGCTATCACCTGTGCCGTCATTGCCCTCCACTCCAATATTGATGTTTTGATATGCCATGTGTTATGCTGTCTCCTTGTCAAAACTGATGCTTTCACCGCAGCCACATGCGCTCTTGGCATTGGGATTTTTAATTTGAAATTGTGAACCAAACACTTCATGCACATAGTCCAGCTCAGTGCCCAGGATATACATCACACTGGCAGCATCTATGGTGAACTTGGCTCCATCACCAAAATTCAGCAGCTCGTCTGAGGGTGCAATTTCTGACTGATCAGCAAATCCCCAATCATAGGAATAGCCTGCACAGCCACCGCCCTTGATGCTGAGTCGCACAGCATACTTGTGGTTGTGATCACACAACTCTCGGATCTTTTCAATTGCTCTTTCAGTGACAGTGATTACAGCCATGTGTCTCCGTTCTATTTCAATTATTTATTAAAAAAACACAAATCCTAATGTAAATACACGTGCATGTTTTTAGAAAAAATTGTTAAAAAACGTCTCACTGAACGCATCAGTAAACTGGGCACAAAACACACCTGTGTGCGTCACAAAACCTATTATAGGTTTCAGTGTGACAGTTGCAATGCACTGTTTGAAAGGGAGAAAGGCAGCATAGCCATCAAACGCATCAGCAATGATTACAAGCATGTGTGCGGTGCATGTGATCCCAAGCGTTTTGCACAGCAACAAGGTGTGCGGCAACGCAAAATACTGGACATGAATGTCAGCAGTGATACACCTATAGATGAATTGTGATTATTTTGTGTTCAAACGGTCGTTGATCACTGACCAATTGATTATTTTAAAAATATTTGTAATATAGCGTTTCTTGGCATCCTTTGCCGGCACATAGTCCATGAATGAATGCTCCCAAAGATCTAAGGGCAACAATATGTCTGTGCGATAGGTTTGATTGGGAGTGGTTTTGATCTCTCCTGATCGAGACAAGTACACCCATCCAGATCCTTGCAGTTTCATAGTGGTCAAAAGTAATGTATCTTTGAAACTGTCTAAATCTTTGTGATGTTCGTTGATGAATTCTTTTATTGTGCCCTGTGGCAGATTGCTGCCTCGGGGTGCTTGCAATTGAGCCCAAAATAAATTGTGCAATTTAGCACCACCATAATTGAAATCTGCATCACCTTCACCTGCATTGTATCTGTTCACATATCCTCGGCTCAGCACACCATAGTGATATTCCACATTGGCTCGGCTCAACACAGGATCCAAATCACCCATGCCATAAGGCAATGGTTCTAAGACCAGAGTTTTTTCACGTGATTGTTTGGCTTCAAATAGTTGAATCCACTGCTTGATGTCTTGCATGACTGTATTTATTATAGCAGACCCAGTGTTTGTGCTTGATTGTGCAGTTGTTCAGCTGCTAGGTTCTTGGCTTTGGCTTCCACCTGGATGTCAAACGATTCTAAAAATGACAAGGCCCATTCATTCTGTGCTGCATTGGGCAACATATCACTGTGAGATCTCAGTTTAACTTTTTTGCAGCCCAGTGTGATCATGTCTTTTATGGGCAACATATTTTTGTGCATCATGTGTTGTGTGTCAGCATCAAATGCAGGTTGCAGTGCTTCATCACGAAAATAAGAATAATGCATGGTGGGTCTCACTCCACGCCATGAATCAATCACTCGTTTGACTCTATCGTCACTGGCTCTAATGTATTCTTCATCGCGAATCAAATGATGATGTATGTCCAATACCAATGCCAAATGTTTTTCCAACTGGAGTGTGGCATCCAATCCCCAACCCATTTCATCATTTTCTATGGTGATAAGATTGCGTGCTTCAGGCGATAATCTAGGCAGAGCTTTAACAATGCCTTCTGGTCCTTGACGACCGGATATGTGTACATTGATTTTGCAACCATCTTGAAATTTTTTACCAAAACCCATCCAACGAGCCATACGCACATGATATTCAAATTCGTCTATGCTTCTTTCCACTATGTCTGGATTGTCCGATGCCAACACCGTGAATTGTCCTGGATGAAAAGATACTTTAACATTGTGTTTGCGAGCCAAATCGCCTGCTTCAGCAAAGTGTTGTTCGCAATACTTGATTATGTCTGGCTTGTCCCAATAGTATCTCCAAGTGTTTTCAGTGGCCACTGGCAGTATGGGTGATGATATTCTACACATTCTTCTGCTCACAGGCAGTTCAGATACTTTTAATATTAAATTTTTGATGCCATCTATGTTGTGTTTGAACACAAATGCCAGTTTTTCTTCGGCTTGAGCTTTGTGCTCATTCAACCAACGCACAGTGGTAGCTCTGGTATTGTAAGGACGTTCTAATTCTTCCAGTTGTTTCTTTTTAAGAGTTCTATCGTGATGAAACCATTGACAGCAGAAACCTATTCTTTTGATCATACTATTAGTATATGCGATATTTTGACTGCAGTCAATGTGAATTCAATCACTATTTCCAATGGGTTTGACACCAAGGATCCACACACTCTCTAGGATTGGGATCACCGTGAAACACAGCCACAGCAGTGTCTTGTTTTATCTTGGGCTCACCTGGCGCAGTGAAATTTTTCTGTCCTGATTTTTGTCTTACCAGTTTGGGATTACCACGCATCTCCCACTTGTAACTCTGTATCCATTCATCTGGCCAAAACTGATAGTGTTTTTTAACTTGATCATACAACCAGTCTTGGTCTCCGTGAAATCTCTTGCTGGTGGCGTGTGGATCCTTGACGAAATTGTTGTACAGTTGCGGATGTTGTCCTGTGACCCAACGTACCACACTGCTGTTCATTTTTTTCCATTCAGGTTGAAAACATCTATTGAAATCACGGCACACACAGAACTCTCCTGGTTTGTATTCAAACAGTTTGTCTATGTTTTTGAAAATAATCACATCCAGATCAATGAACAGTATGGTGCCTTGAATCTGTAGATTGGGGTTGAACAACAAGGTTTTGAACCACCAGCCTTTGAGTGGTATGGTGGGCAAAGGCAGTATGGTGATGCCTGCGTCTATGCCTCGGGGATCTTCAGTGAAACACACAAATTCGTGCGGTGTGGTAAGATTACGCTGAGTCATTTTTCTCAGCACATTCACATATTCAGCATCATACTTGGTGCCATGTTTTAGGCACACCACATATCTATTAGACATATCCTAGGATATTTATTTAGGCTTCGTAAATAGCAGAATTTCCAGCGTGTTCAAAAACCTCTGCAGATTTTAATCGAACACCTTGGCCCACAGGATATCTGCAATCAAATCCTTTGCCATTGGGCAGTTTGTATGTTTTGCCTGCTTGGAATGTTTTTAATATTTTGTTCATCTCATTGTACACCAGTTCGCTGAATTTTTCGCAGCCCACTGCTGGCACAATGCGTAGATCACAGATGCCGCCCACTGAATTCAATCCCAATGCTGCCAATGCTTTGAATTTGTCCATGTGTGGATCATTTTCAGCCACCACCAGTGTGTGATCAAACATGTACTCACTCCATTCTTTGAATGCTTTGAGTCCACCGAAATCCATCACCCAGTTGCGATCATCCAGTGTTTCTGATTCGAATGTTAATTTAATTCCTAAAGAATAACCATGCAATAAAGAACAATGTGAATGTGTGCTCTGCCATTGTCTAAAACAACATGACAGTCCTCGGTCATTGCCGTATGTTTTTGTGCTGTAATATTTCACCATATTTTCTCCTTCAATATGGTAGAAGAATTTTTAAAGAGGGATTATACCAAGTCCTCTGTGTGTGCAATCCACATATATCGCAAACATCATACATTATTACATTATTGCCGCAGCATTGTCAAGTTCTTATATTCCAAATTGGTATGATTCCAATCTTTGGGTTTGATAAAATTATCTGGCACATAGATTTCAAAAGACATTTTGGTATGAATTTCAAATATTTTGCCCAACTGATGTATCCAATATCGAGGATCCACTGCACGTTCACTGCTGCGATTGTAACCATAGGAGTCTTTGTACACATTGTTGATGTGTTCTCCCTGGCCATACAAATCAAATCCCAACAGATTGATTGTGTGATTTTCACTGTTCAATTGAGTGGCTAACAACACAGCATAAGGACCACTGCCCCAGTGCATGGGTTGATCCTGTCTCAAATCACTTGTGTAAGGCAGTGTGGGCAGAGATTGCAATAATGGATGCATGTGAATATATTCTGGTCTGGTGTACACTGTAGTCTTTTGCAGATCTGTTTCAGCAATGGATTCCAAAACCATTTTGCGATCACAACAGATCAGATGATTCATCTGCCAGTCACGGAATATGGCATTGCAGCCTATTTTTATTTGATCGATCCTGTCAAGATTGATATTTTTTCTGCTTTCACCGTTGCCTATCACAAACATGTGAATATTTATTAAATACACATATATGAGTATACAATCACATGTGAAACTTTGGATACAACACCTCAGCAAAACACAGGATAATTTGGGTGGCTTGTCGGTGTGTCCTTATGCTGCCCGTGCTGGATATAAGATATTGAATCGGGTGAAGAAACCCATAAAGTTTGAACGGGATCAACCTTTGTTGGACACTGTGGATGTGCTGTTGTATCTTAAAGAATTTCGCATGAAAAAGAAAGACATGTATGAGTTGTGCGATCAATTGAATGACACTCACAAAGAATATGTTTTTCTTGCAGATCATTGGGACACAGAAACCAATATCAAAGATGTGCGCACCAACAACGGACTGTACAATTTAATACTGTGTCAGAAGAGATCCAAATTGGAAAATGCTAGAAATTTTTTGCGATCTAAGAATTATTACAGCTATTGGAGTAAAAAGTATCTCAAAGATGTGATGAGCACTTAGGTTAGTTTGATATGGTGCCGAATGATTTCCACTGTCCTGGATTGCCTGTGGCCACACACACCCAACCAATGGATTGATTGGCTGATGGAGCACTGTTCCAAATGATGTCTCCCACAGTGTATGAACCCGTCACTGGTGCTGCATTGCCCACTTCGAATTTTTTGTTTTGAAATTTCACTGCGCCTGAAGTACTCAAACTCACATCTGATTCCACACTGGTCACGCCTATGCCCACTCTGCCATACATATTGATCTTGGTTTCAGTGTTGCCTTGCAATCCCAATGTGATATTGCCATTGGCAGTGATGGTGATTCTGTCTGTGCTGTCAGTCTTGATGTTTAATCCGCTGTTGGTATGAGTGCCTATGTCTGCTGAGGATACTCCTGGTTGCACAATGAACTCCACAGTGTTGCTGGCCACTGATAATGTGGCGTTGGGAGTTTCTGTGCCCACACCCAATCTATTCATGCCTGAATCAAATATTATGAATTGACTCACATTCAAGTTGCCAGACACCACCAAGTTGTTCAGGGTGCCCACTTGACGCAGATTAGATTTGGTCACTGTGCGACCCAATTCATTCACGGTCAACACTGGTGTGTTGTCTATCATGTATGAATTTTCTAATTTAAGATCTATGTTTACATTGCTCCATATTCTGTCTGGATTACCTTGCAAATTAAAATACTTGGTTTGACCCACTCCAGTCCACTGTAATCCTTTGTTGTAAATGCTGTTGTCTGCTGTGCCAAAGAATTCAATGGGTTTTTCTTGAATATGTTTGTTGTTGATGGCATCCGCTGCAGATTGTGCCAACTGTTTTAAACCAGTGGTGAATTCATCTGCTCCTTTATTAACTGATGCTATATTGCGTTCAATGGATTTTGACATACTACTATTTATATCTAAACTTTTAATAATATGGTGTCAGGATTGATGCGTCCTGTGAGTGTGATTTCCATGCTCTTAATTTCACTGAAAAAAGTCTTGGATTTAACAGGTCCACACTTCATAAATTCAGTCAGTTGTTCTTCAGGCTTTCTCAGTGTTTTTTGCTTGCTTTTGACTGGATCAAATCCCTGTACGGAAGTGCCTTTTACCATTAATCCTGTGCCCTCTCTGTTAAGACCCCTAGGATCCAACACACTGGCCACATACATGCCCAATTTTCTAGTTTTTGTGTTGAACACCCACAGTTGTTCAGCAGTGATGACGTCTTTGGGATCAATGCTTGTTAAATTATACTTGGTGTCTTGTTTGCAGTATTGCAGTTTAGATACCAACTTGTCTTTGCTGATGGGCTTCTTTTTGCGTGGTTTGCGATTGGCATTGGCCATGTCTATCATATAATCGCAGGCTTTGAATATGTTGTCGTGAGCTTTGATACCTTTTTCTATCACTTCATTGCTGACGTCTTCGTATGATTCCAGCAGTTGTCGTTCTTCAGAATCACCCTCTCCTTCTTCATCTATGTCAGAAAATTTTAAATTTTTCTTTCTCAGTTCCAATAAATCTTTGTACTCTTTGTATTGTGTTTCATACATCTCCATTATTTTACGAGCATGTACTCCACCCACTTTTTCTTTTTTGAAATGTTCTATCAATTCAAATGTTTCAGGATTGAATCTATCAGGCATGGTGATCAATCGTTCCAACCAGTCTTCTATTGGCACAACTATTTCACGCACTCTTTCTGCGATTCTGTCTTGGATGCTGGGTCTATATTTTTCTATGGTATCACTCATGCTATAACAGCTATATAGCCATTTGAGCATAAAATCAACCTATTTCGATGTGTTGTCTTGATCTTGTTGAGTTTTTTCTTTGTGTTTCAGTATGTCTTGCCACAGTGTGATGGTGGCAGCATTTAATTTTTTACACTCTTCCAGTATGATAAGAATTCGTTTGGAATACCATCTTTCACACAGATACCACCCCAACACTGCACCCAACATCATCAACAGTATGATGCCCATCAACAGTGTGATGTCTTGATTCATTTTTTCTCCTGTAATATTTGGCGTGGTGTTTTACTGCCAGGTTCCAGTTTGGTCAGTCTGCAACTGAATAATTTTTTAGGGCCTTTGTTGGTGTGTATGATGGGTTGACCGTGATCATCCACTGTGATATCCTTAATCTGCGTGGTCACGTTTCTAAAACGACCCACTGCCACATAGTCACCCACGGCAATATCCACAGTGTATTTTTTCATTCGTGTTCTCCACCCAATCCTCGACCATTGTAGCCGTCAATCCTTTGATTTAGTTTTTTTCTTGTGAAGATAATACCACCTATCACCAAAGCATGGGCAATCACACTGGTGGTCACATTAATGCCGAAATGTATGAATTCTGCAGTAATAAGTGCAAATATAAAAGCCCACATAGTGGCAAGAACCATCAGTATTTGAAATCTAGTGACCTTAGGCAATGAACTATTAAAAGCAGTGTCTACATCAAACAGTTCAGGCAATATGTGTTTGAATATGTTTTTCATTTGAATAATTTTTTAAATTTATCTATGCTGTTGCTCAACGGAGCATACACCTGTTCAATGAATGATATGTGTTTGCTTAATTTAGTATTCAAAGCATCCACTTTGTCATTCAGCTGTTTCATTTCACTCAAAAATAGTTTTTTGTTTTCCATCATTGCTTTTTTGATGATCTCCAGTTCACTCACAGTTTTTCTCCTTTGGCAAAGCCTCTGAACTTCATAAATCTAGGAAATCTCAACGAATATTCATTCACAGCATCTTGATTCTGTGTTACTGCATCTGCTCTCACTTCAATCACTTGCCCAATCAGTGAATCTTTATCCTTCCAAAACTCATCTCTTTCTTCATCAGTCAATCCTGACCCCACATTGGTCTTAATAAATTTGCCATCGTCAGTGCCTTCCACAATGAATGCTCCCAGTTTGCCCACGTTCCTGCCTGTGCCTTCTTCCACAGATTTCACAGTCAAGCTCACTTCAATAAATGGTTTCAACTTCAACCAAGCATGGCTTCTTTTGCATTCATATGGAGCATCCATGTCTTTGATCATGATGCCTTCATATCCACCTGCTACTGCCCTCTTATTAACGTCTGTGTAGGTCTTTTGTCCTTCCACAGTGTCTAAGTCCACAATCTCATGTGCCAGCACTGTGACGGCGTTTAAATTGGTTTTATGCTCATCGTACCAAGCCTTGACCATAGCAGTTCTGTCCGACTGCTTCTTATCCCAATAGCCTTCCATAAAATTAGACAATGGTAAAAAATCAAACAAGTGCAACACAGCATCCAAAGCACCTGCGGATTCTTTGCGATGTACCTGCTTCATTAAGTCTTGGAAGTTTTCACTCATCACTTCACCATCCAACACCACAGCATAAGGTGGTGGGCTTTTCTTGACCACTTGCGATATCTGTTCTGCGATGTGTCCAAAGTTGGTAAACTCTTTGCCATTGCGGCTGAACATGTCCACTTTGCCATCTGGATACACAATAGTGATCACCCTTACTCCATCCAGTTTAACTTCCAACATCTTTTTGCCTACCAGCTTCTTTTCATGATTGGCGCTGTCATGTGCCAATTGACAAGTGAACACTGGCACTTCATATTGTTTAAATTTGTTCTTGGTGGCCACACTGTTCACAGTTTTTTCGCTGACTCCACATCTTAAATCTTTGATCAGTATTCTTCTGTAAAAACCATTCCATTGTTCTGCTGTGGCTGAACTCATCACAAGGTTGATAGCATCACGTGCGGCATGTCCTGTGAGTTCTCTACGATGCAGTTGCTCTGCCAACTGTTTGAATATCTTCCATTCACAGCCTTGACCTTGGATAACTGTGTCTTTTTCAGGCACTTGCTTCACTCCAAAAGTGTACAGTTTGTCCAAACACATACGCACACCTTCAAAGAATTCATCTAGGCCTTCTTTCATAGCGGACAACAGAATGGC